TTTCTGCGAGCGGCTTAGCTGGTCAAGTTACGCAAACGATTCACCCTACTGAATGTGATGTGTATGCTTTTTTAGACACCCCTAAGGAACTTTGTATTGAGCGCGTTAAATCTAGACGATTAGCTGCCGGTAATGACAAAGAGTTTAACCCTAAAAATTTAATTGATAAATTTGACTCTGTCGTTAACTGTTATAAAAATTTAAAAAACGCCGGTGGGTATGATGTGCGTCTTATAGATCACACAAACACTCATGAACCTTTACTTAATATAATTAGAGAATACGAAAATGATAGATGAATGCCCATACCCGCGCCCAACGCCGGAAACTGTTCGATCTCTTGAAGGGTTGTTGTATTTTATCTGGGAAAGAGAAGCTATACGACTTGCTCGTGAAAACGGATACGAATATCCTTGGACTGCTGACGTCGTATTAGATAAATATAAATTTACTAACATTCATCGTAGTGATGACCGTGTTTCTAAGTGGATCATAGAAAACATAATTGATGTTTATGAAGATCGAGCAGATTTGTGGTTTACCCTTCTGATCGTTAGACTTATTAACTGGCCACCTACTATCGCGGCTCTTTGGGAAAATAGCGTTATTCCGTGTTCGCCTTCTGAGTTTGATGCAGAGCTTTTTGAGTCAGTATTAGAGTCTTTAAAAGAAACCGGCAGCAAAGTGTATTCCGGCGCGTACATGCTTTATCCGACAAAAATGGAGCCAGGAGGCAATAAGTCAAGAGCCGTGGCAAAATATATACTCGGTGACGCTGTTTTAAAAGCAGATGATATTCAAAAAACATTAAACTGTGACAAACCTACTATTGAAGAATTTGTGAACTCTATGAGTAGATGCTTCGGTATAAGTACATTTATAGCCGGTCAAGTTGCTGCTGATTTGACATACTCAACGAAGCATTTATGTTTTGCTGATGACCTATTTACGTACGCTCCGATAGGTCCTGGAAGTTCACGCGGTTTAAATTATTTGTTTAACAGAGCGCCGACCGCCGGTTGGACTCAAGAAGAGTTTAATCTAAAACTACGTCAAATATTTAAATTAATACTTGATGTTTTAGAAATAGATGACATGACACTTCACGATGTTCAAAATTGCATGTGTGAGTACAGTAAATACTGCCGGACTGTTTTAAATGAAGGCAAACCTAAAACACAATATAGACCAGAAACGGAGTTTTAATTATGGAAATTAACGTTCGTAATGTTAATCAAGCGTTTAGTGAGATATTTTGGCATCTTAAAACGCTTAATTTAAAACCGGAAGAAACTCGTAACGGACCGGCGTTAGTGTTTCCTGAGACCGTGTTGACGACGTATCGTTATCCTTGTGAGCGCGTTTTATTTGACAAGAAAAGAGACGCCAACCCTATATTCCATTTGATGGAGTCGATATGGATGCTTGCAGGTCGTAATGATGTTTCATTTTTACAGCAATTTAATAAAAGAATGGCTGATTTTTCTGATGACACAAAAGTGTTCAACGCCGCTTACGGGTATCGATGGCGTAAACACTTTGGATTCGATCAAATTGATGAAGTGATCAAGTTGCTACGTCGTGAACCTAACAGCCGTCAAGCCGTTATTCAAATGTGGGACTCAGAAGATTTACACAAAAAGACAAAAGATAAGGCGTGCAATACTCAAATCGTATTTGATATCCACAATAACAGATTAAATATGACGGTTTTCAACCGTAGTAACGACATTTGGTGGGGAGCTTATGGTGCTAACGCTGTTCATTTCAGCTTTCTTCAAGAGTTTGTAGCAGCTGCTTTGAGTATGCATGTCGGTGTTTATCGTCAAATGTCTAACAATTTACACCTTTACACTGAGCTTTACGACATTGGTAATTATTTATCTGTACCGCCGAACGCAAAAGAATATGACTATTACCTTACCGGTGTCGTCAGACCGAAGCCGATACTGCTCAATAGTGAATACAAATTGTTTCTATTTGAGTGTGAACTGTTTTGTCAAGACCCGTTTAATGAGCGTATTCGGTATGCAAACCCATTTTTCTGGCAAGTTGCTCACCCGTTAGCTATGATCAGTAAAATGAGAAAAACAGGCGCGGGAGACGGTAAATATTACGCGGCAAAGATACAAGCAGATGATTGGAGACGCGCTGCTTTTGAGTGGATAGATCGTCGAGATAAAAAACAACGTATATTAGAAAACAGCGTTGAAATGAATAAAGTAAATTCTATTTTGAGTTCGACATATGATAGAAAATAATTTGCTTTTACGTAAAAACATGACTATAATTTTTAAACATAACTACTAACTGGAGAACTTTATGAAAGAAACACTAGATTTTATCATCGCAGGCGCTGAAGTAAAGCGTTATCACACTGTCACTACTTTAATTTCTGAAACTGTCGGTCATCATTCACACGGCGTGGCTATGCTTTGTTTGATTTTCAAACCAGACGCTGATCGTGATCTTTTATTTGCAGCACTTTGTCATGACCTCGCTGAGCATCAAACCGGTGATATACCTTCTCCTGCGAAAAGAGAGTTCGGTATCGGAGGAAGAGTTGATGAGTTAGAAGAACGTCTCATGAGTCATGTCGGTATTCACATGCCTAACTTGTCAGCTGAAGACAAACGTGTTTTAAAATTGTCTGATATAGCTCAAGGCGCTCTGTTTTGCGCACGTGAACTTTCACTAGGTAATAAACGTATGCGTTCTATATTTGACCGATACATTAGCTATGCTGAAGAAATGTCATTAGACGGTAGAGAACGGCAGATTTTTAACTTAATTAAGGAGTACGGAGCATGAGTGCTGCTAATCAAAAACAAATCGGCGGTACGCATTATAAACGCGGAGGAGAAGAACATTGGGATCGTGTTAATCGACTTAATTTAAATTATTTTCAGGGTTGCGCAACGAAGTATATTGAGCGTTGTTATTTGAAAGGCAATCCTGTTCAAGATTTAAACAAAGCGATACACTATCTTGAAAAACTCATCGAAATAGAAACAAATCGCGTTGAAAATGAGTTAGTAGATATGTGCGGATACGTGGATCAAGACCGATGAGTACGTGGGCGTTTGATACGGAGACGTTACCCAACCGGACTCTGTTTTGCGCTAAAAACATAGAAACTGGGGAATGGTTTGATTTATGGCGTCACGAAACAGGCGCTCCCGAAAAATTAAAATCATTTATAAACTCAAGTGCTGAGACGTTAGTCGGTTTTAACAGTCGATCATTTGATAACATTATTGTAGCTGCCTTTTGTGCGGGTAGATCTGAAATTGAAATAAAACGCATAGCTGACGATGTGATCAATAATCGTTTGAGATACTGGGAAGCTATGCGTAAATTTGATTTATTTGACGTCATGGGGGATAACATAGATTTGATAGAAGTGTCACCTTCTTTTGTCGGTTTGAAAGCGTATGGCGCAAGAATGCACATGCCTAAGTTACAAGACATGCCGATAGCTCATACTGACATGATAACTGAAGATCAAGAAACAGAGATATTAGAATATTGTCACAATGACGTTGACACGACTGAAGAATTACTCAGACAACTTGAAAGTGAAGTGTTGCTTAGGGTTGAAATGAGTCGTAGGTACAAAGTAGACATGCGTAGTACATCTGACGCTCAAATGGCAGAAGCGGCATACGTGACTAGTATGGGTTTGAAGTATACTAAGAATAAAATACCAGAAACGATACAATATACACCGCCTTCGTTTTTGAAATTTAAAAATTTTAAACTTCAACAGTTATTAGATAAAACCGCAAGTCATGTTTTTGAAATGAACCCAGTGACCGGTCATGTTAAATTACCTGAGTTTTTAGGGTCTGAGATTATAAATTTCGGCACGGGTTCTTATCAATTAGGAGTAGGTGGAGTTCATAGCGTTCACGATAAAAAAGTGTGTCACATAGCGGGAGAAGATTACATATGTGACATAGATGCGGCTTCTTTTTACCCTAGTATCATTTTAGAATGCGGGTTTGTCCCTGCGTTATTAGGTAAACAGTTCGTAGATGAGTATCGTAAAATTTATGAGCAGCGTCTTGAAGCTAAAAGATCAGGTGATAAAACGACGGACGCTACTCTTAAAATTTCGTTAAACGGTACGTTCGGTAAACTAGCTAGTAAACACTCAGTGTTGTACTCTCCTGATTTGATGCTAGCAGTAACATTGACAGGGCAATTCACACTACTTATGTTGATTGAGTGGCTTGAAACAGCAGAAATTGTCACGCTTTCTGCTAACACTGACGGTATTGCTATCTTCTTTAAAAAAGATCAGAAAACGTTAGTAGAAAAAATAGTAGATGAGTTTAGTAAAATTTCTAAGTTTAACTTTGAGTACACTTACTATCGAGCTTTAGCTATGAAAGACGTTAATAATTACATAGCGATCAAGCAAAATAGACAGTTGAAAGTTAAAGGTATTTACGCACCCTTATCACTTAGAAAAAACCCGACAGCTCAAGTTTCAGCGGACGCTGTGGGTCAATGGTTAGCTCATGGGTCATCTTTTGAGTCTACTATTTATAACGCGCCGTTTACTGATTTTATCAGTGCTCGTAACGTGACCGGCGGCGGGCAGCAAAACGGTGTTTACCTAGGTAAAGTGGTACGTTGGTATCAATCTACAGATACGGATAACGAACCGATAAAATACGCGTCAAACGGTAATAAAGTACCTAAAACAGAAGGTGCAAAGGCTTGTATGACGTTACTTGATAAAATTAAACATCCTGAGGATTTAGATTATGAATGGTATGTTAAAGAGGCGATAAAAATAGCGGTGGCTGTGGGTTGTTCAAATTATTTAACAGCAGAGCAATTACAATTAATAGCTCCTCCACCTAAGAAAACTAGGAAACGTAAAAATGAATGATACAAATCAAAAAACAGTGTTCGTAGTTCAAGTTGACAACAACAAAGATCTATCAGACGCTAAAAGATACGGAGTACTTAGAGCCGTATTCGGAAACCCGAAGAAACCGTACAATACTCCTAATATGATTTCTAAAGCTCGTAGAGTTTTGAAAGACTGGAGAGCAGGAGATTATTTATTGATGATCGGCGATCCTACGCTTTGCGGCGTTTGCATGTCGATTATAACTGAGTTAGATGATACGGTTAATGTGTTGAGTTGGGATCGTAATTCGTTTCAATATGTACCTCAACACTGGGAAATGTTTAATAGTGGTAATTTTAATGATGAAACAGCGGACGACTAACCGCTTCAATTAGAGGAGAACAAACATGTCAAATTGGCAAGAAACGCTCAGAAAGGGCAAACAAGATGTTCCTGCTCGTATTTGTATTTACGGCGGACACGGTATCGGTAAATCTACTTTAGCGAGTAAGTTTCCGAATCCTATTTTCATCAGTACGGAAGACGGCTTGGATTCACTTGACGTTATCAGTTTTCCTCGTGCAAACACGATAGAAGACGTCGTTGAAAGCATCAAGACGCTGATTAAAGAAGATCATGACTTTAAAACGGTCGTTATTGACTCAGTGGACTGGTTAGTAGAACCTTTAATCACTCGTAGCGTAGAGTCAAGTCATGACGCTAAAGATCTTGCTTTCGGTAAAAGTCAGATGTTTGTTGCTGAAGAGTTTCGTGAGATACTTCAAGGCTTAGATGCGTTGCGTTCTAAACGTCGTATGAACGTTGTTTTGATCGCTCATGCTGCCGTCGTTAAATTTGAAGACCCTCGTACTGAACCGTATGACCGTTATCAACCCAAGTTACCTAATCGCTGTAACGCCTTGTTACAAGAGTGGGCAGACGTGCTTGCGTTTGCTGCATTTAAAGTGATTATTCGTAAATCTGATGCAGGTTTTAATGCTCAGAAATCACGCGGCGTTACTACTGGTGAGCGATTGCTTCACTTTGTAGAAAATCCCGCGTTTGCTGCAAAAAACAGATATTCATGTCCTGAAGATGTTGAGATGACTATCGAAAATCTTGAAAAATTATTACCCATTATCAAATAACTTAGGAGTACATATCATGGCTAAATTTGGATTTGACGTAACAGAAGTAACACCAGACACCGGAGCACAAGGTTCATTTGATCCGATTCCCGCAGGAGAGTATTTTCTAAAAGCTGTAGAAGCTGAAGAGAAAGCTACTAGCAAAGGAGACGGCTCATATATTAAAGTTAAATTTGAGGTTGTTAAAGGTCAATATGAGGGTAGATTGATCTGGCAAAATTTCAATATCAACAACCCCAGTGAGAAAGCGCAACGTATCGGTCGTCAGCAAATCGTAGCTTGGGCTGCTGCATGTGGTAAACCAGACGCAGACGACACTGATAAGTTACTTGAAAAACCGTTTAAAGCAGATGTCGCGATTGAGAAAGGTAATAATGGTTATGCTGACGGTAACCGCATCAACGCTTTTTTGTTTGAGTCAGCAGCAAAACCCGCGCCGAAAGCAGCAGCGCCTGCTCCCGCAGCAAAAGCTGGTAATCCTTGGGATTAATTTAGCTTCAGGAGAGAGGGCGATGCCCTCTCTTTTTATAACTTAGGAGACATGACATGGTAGCTATACCAGTAAAACCAGAACTAGACGTTATCAATCGAATTTACGCCGGTTATGAGTTAGAAGACAGAAAACCAGACATTTATCTCGGTAGACTTGGGTCATCGTTTATCGGTGAAGAATGTCCGCGTAATATATGGCTAGACTGGCGAGGATTTAACCGAAAAAACTTTGAAGGTAGAATGCTTAGGTTGTTCGGTACGGGACACTGGCAGGAAGATAGAGTGGTTCAAGATTTGAGACGCGCTGGATATCAAGTTTGGGACAAAGATGAAAAAACTGATAAGCAATTTGAGTATACTGATAGTAGTAAACACTTCATAACTAAAATTGACGGTATAATTAAAGGTGTGAGCGGTTACGATGACGCTATGTTACTTGAAATCAAAACTCACAATAAAAAGAATTTTGAATCAGTAGTAAAGAAAGGTGTTAAATCTGAAAAACCTCTACATTACGCTCAAGTTCAAATCAGTATGAAACTAGCTAATTTTGAAAGAGCGCTTTACATTGGTGTTTGTAAAGATGATGAGAAGTTACATGTTGAAATTATAGAACGTGACGAAGTCGAGCAGGAAAAATTACTCAAAAAAGTAGATAAACTAGTTGCTGCTCGACTCAGACCCGCCGGTATTAGCGATGACGGAAATAGCTTCGGATGTAAATTTTGTGATATGAAAGAAGTGTGTGTTAAAAACGTAGAACCGCTTAAAAATTGCCGCACATGCAGTCAATGTGTTCCTTACACTGACGGCACTTGGGTTTGCGAACTTGACAGCGAAACTCTACCTATTGATAAACAGCTCATAGGCTGTGAACATTACGAGGCGTTATGATAACTATCGGTATTGACCCAGGACTCACCGGCGCTATCGGCGTCTTGAGCAACGGCGTGTTTGTAACTGTTTTAGACATGCCTACGGTTGCTAAAGGTTCTGGCGTCGTTAAAAACGAGGTAGATCCTGCCGGACTTATTACGATATTGAGAGAACACGCATCAGCTGTTGAGTTTACGTGTGTGGTTTTAGAGCGTGTCAACGCGATGCCAGGACAAGGTTCATCTTCTATTTTCAGCTTAGGAGATAGCTTCGGATGTGCTCGGTCTTCTATTGCTGCATGTCGTTTTGAAACTGTTTACGTTGCTCCGGCGACTTGGAAAAAATACTTTAAACTTACGAGTGACAAAGAATTAAGCCGGTCTTTAGCTGTGCGTATGTTCCCTGAAGCTCCTATTAATCTTAAAAAACACAGCGATCGAGCAGAGGCGTTACTCATGGCGCGATGGCTTTATGAAACGAGGTATAAATAATGATTGACGTAAATGTGCAAGGTATCCCTTGCAAAGCAGAAATAGTTAGCGCTTACTATAGTGAACCTGATCACTCGACTTGGGCTAGTGACTGGGACTACAAAGGCGGTTGGGACGATATTGAGTTTAAAGTTTATGACCGCAGAGGTAGACATGCTCCATGGCTTGAACGTAAATTGACTAAGGAAGATGAAAAACGTATAACTCAACAGTTAATTGAAGACGCTGAAGCTGAATAAAAAGAACCCCGCATGAGCGGGGGAGAGGAGAGTACAATTAACGCGGGAGTAACTACTCAGTTGCTCCCATTTTACTACCAGGAATGTTTTTATTTTTTCTAGCTTCTAATGCATCATAAATTGATGGACGTGTCGGCTGTTCAGATTCAGTAGAGTTTCTTTTTTCTAACGCATCATAAATTGACGGACGGACATCACTTTCATAAATAGGTGGTGAATATTGAGCAGCACCAATCCCACCCACACCTGCTAACTCTGCTCGGTTTAACGCTTTTGCGCCAACTTTTGCTCGTGCATTATAATTTTCTAACGCTTTAACAGCGGCAGCTACTTCATGCGGATCTTTTGACATTAAAAGTTGAGATACTTTATGCGCTACTTTATCTGACATTTGTGAACTGTTGATAACGTCAGTTGTTAAATTCATAAGAGAGTCTTTCCAACCACTTCTAATAGCATCCGAAACTACTCCACCAACGTCCGGTCCTTGCTCAAAACGCTCACGAGCTTGTATTCTGCGACCAGTTTGCGCACCACCCATGATTTGATTAGCTTGGTCATAAAGTTGAGCTTCACGCAACATAGCGGCTTTAAATAAATCAAATTGAGCAGGACTATCAAATAACACATTTAAACTTTTTTGCGTTTCTGGCGATCTAATAACTCTAGCTGCGGCATTTATATTGTTACTGGGATCCATTACTATACTGTGTATATTTCTAACCACACCAGTTTTAAACGCATCTTTTTCAGCTTGACTCATATTTCCTATCATGCTTTCAACTTCTTCATGATTTAAATGTGGAAAATCTTTGTAACCGGCTTCCATAGCGTTAATAACTTCTTTGTCACCTGCATACTCGCTTCTAGCTGTTTTGTATGCGGGAACAGTTTCATCTAATTTATTTAAAAGCACCTCTCTCATGTCTTTTAAATTAGAAGCGTCAGTGCTTTTTCCTGCTTTAAATAAAGACGTGATTTGCGCATCAATGCCTTTTTTAATGTAATCTAGCGTTCTAACGTCTGGCAAAGTGCTGACTACAGTTTCACCGGTAACTGGATCAGCAGAATAAATATTACGCAACTCATATTGAGATGGATCTTCACCGTTCGCCCTAGCAACTATCTGTTTATCTTTTGCTATCTGCTGACCTTTCCTGAAAAATGATTGAAATCTAGGTGACGTTAATAATTCATTTATTACTGGATTATCAACTTCACCATGTGCATAAGCCGCGTCGTACAAAGGTTGTGCTTTTGCTCTGAGATCGTCTGATAATCTTTGAGCATCTTCGTAGTAATTTCCACTTGAAATTTCATTACGCGCACGTTGATAAGTACGCTCACGCGCACCGGCTTTCTGTTCATTTAAAACTTGATCAATCAAACGTCCGCTAGGTCCGCTACGTTGCGCCATCGTATCAGCAAGATGAACAAGTGAAGGTGATGCATTAGCTATCGTAGAAGGAATACCGCGAGCTTGATCATACATGACTGTACGATTTATATTACTCGGTGTTAATTCGTCTTCTTTTATAGCTTCAGCGACTTTACCTAATGCTCGGTTTTCAATAACAGATTCAGTCGGTGTTAAACGTTCTCTAAGCCAACCTAGTCCTGCACCAGCACCTCTCATCAATGCAGGAACAGCAGCACCAATAGTAGCACCAGAAGCCGCACCGTATTGCGCACCCATTGATCTCTCACCTTCTTTTGCATTACCAGCACCGGCTATCGCGCCTTGAACCGCACCCAACCCCATACCGCGTCTGTACGCACCTTCGGTTGCTGATCCTAATATTTTTGGCAACGACACTTCTGGAGCAAATACAGCAGGAAGCGCACCACCAGCAAACTCTAGTGCAGTTGATGTGTTTGGATTTTCCGCTGAATATTTACCGTATTCACTTTGAATTTGTTTAAGTTCGGGTTCATATTCATCATTTTTGAGTTTTGATCTGAGCCATGCTTCGGCTTCATCACCCCAACCCATCATTAAACCTTGTCCGATAGCAGCACGCGCAGGACCTAGTTTTTCATAATCAGATACATTAGCCATTATTGTGCATCCTCTTTACTTGGCAAATCACGAGATTTTCCTTCGCTAAGTTGATTTAACCTTCTTTTTTCAAGTGCAATTCGTTTTTGAAGTTGTTCCATGTAGTTCAACATAATGTCTTTACGAACTTCTTTGCTTTTTGCTAACGCGCCAGACAGTTGAGCTTGTGCTGCGCGTTCACCTTCTGTTGGATTGCTTCCGAACACATCTTTCATTCTTGATAAACTTTCTGTGCTTAATAAATTTACCAATTTTCCAGTGTTGACAACAGTTGGATCTTCTGGCGAGAATGTTTCACCGTATTTCTGTTTAGCTACGTCAAACACATTACCCGTGTACGCTATGTCATTCAAATCATACGCTTGCTCGATCATTTTTTGAGCATTTTGTAAATTGTTTAACGTGTCTTCTTTAGCCCATTTAATATCAAGCTCTTTAGGCGTTAGCTTTTCACCTTCTTTTTGTTTATCTAAATATTTTAAACGTTCAAGATCATTACGTTGTTGATTTTCAGCTAAATTACCTTGAGCAACACCCAACTGCGCACCGGAAGTAGCCGCGTTTTGAGCCGCTATCGCAGGTCCCATAAGCGTTTGATTGATTTTAGCTTGAAGTAACTGCATACCCGTAGTAGATACAATTTGTTGATACTCTGGTGTTCCTACTTTTAAACCCATGTCAAGTGCAAGTTTACCTGCTTCTGACTGCGCTTTAGGTATCTCTGCTTTAATCAGTTCACTAATCAACGCACGTCTATCTTTCATGCTTTCGCCAGCAAGACCACGAAGCGTGTTCAAATCCTCTTTCGCATTAGCCGCTTTTAATTGTTGCGCCTTCATTTGAAGTTCAAGATCAGAATTTCTGCGACCAGTTTGCTCTTTAGAGTAATCCGCCATTTCTCGGTTAATATTGCTAAGTGACTCAGTGAAACCACCTGTTTTTGTAGGCGCACCAGCCGCAGCCGCAAGACGGAAAAACAACTCTGCTTGGCTTAGATTATCGTTTTCTGGCTGTTTTGCTTTTTTAAACATCTCCATAAACGCTTCATTTTCAGCGTTTGATTTTCTGCGTGCTTCTTCAAGCTCTTGTGCGTAATCATTTGTTGGTGTGCCGTATGCTTGCAACATTTCTTGCATCTTTGCCATGTTGTCGCTTTGTGGTGGTGCTTGCACAGCAATTGGTGCAACAGGTGCTTCTACTGGCTGTGGAATGCCTTGCTCTGGATTAGGCATTGCGCTGTCGGCAATATCAACACCTCCACCTACCGCATATTTTCTCGCCATGTCATGTACTGAGCCGCCTTTGGCATAGTAATTTTCATAATAATCATCTTGATTTATTCCCATACTATCCCAAGGTGTCATTTTGGCTTGTTGCATTACATTTGGTTGTGAAACCAGTGACGTTGTAGTTTTATCTGCTGGCGTAGTGTTAGATATTTGTTGTGTTCCTGTATTTGTTACACCATTCTTAACAGCTAAGTCTGTTAATGTCGGTGTAGTTTCCATAGCCAACCTTCGTCTACCGGGAATGGGCACGCCCGATGAGTTTAAAACCTGTGTATCACCTGGATTAATTACAATTTGTGCAGGTGCATTGTATTTTGGTAGCGATCTTGCTTTTATAGCATCTCTAGTTGCTTGATCTATATCCGATGATTGATACGATGTTGTTGAATCTACAGTAAAAGGCTTAGTAATTACACCATTCTTAACAGCTAAGTCTGTTAATGTCGGTGTTGTGTTTATATAACTATCCATTGCGGCAGTATCTGTGTAATCACCTTGATACCCTGCATTAACTGCTTTATCTTCTAACTGCTGTTGACTGCTAGGTGCATATGTGTAAGTTTTAGTATCAACTATTGTTGATGGAACTTTAGTATCATCTAGTGTTGATGGAACTTTAGTATCAACTATTGTTGATGGAACTTTAGTATCAACATCGCTTAACAAATCTTGACTATTTTTATCGTCTAAATATTCTGGAAGCGTTGCTTCATAACTGGCTTGATCGGCAAACCCTTTTTGTTTATAGAGTGGCGTATAAGGCGTATAAGCACCAGTATAGGTTGGATCACCAATAACATCGTTCCAATACGTTCCAGTTTTGTTGTAGTTTTCAATGCTACCGTAAGGACTATACATTCCCTCATAAGGATTTACTTCAGACGCGCGTGTGAATTGCTGTTGCAAATACATTGGCGTTTGCGCAATACGATCTTGGTATGCGGTTTTGTATGTATTGTAAACATCACCTTTTCCAGCATCAAAAGCAGCTTTATTAGTGTTGTATTTTTCTAATGCAGATTGATATTTTTGATTTGCTAATAAATATTTATTATTTTTATAATCATAAGTATTTTCATCTGCAAATTTTGGATCTGGCTTGTAATAAGCCGTATAAGCATCAACTGCCTGTTTATTTGCCGATTTATTTGCATTAAAAGCCGCCAATTCTTTTTGATAATTAGTCCAATTATCTTGAATAGTTTTTAAATCTGCACCAGTTTGCTCTTTACTATCAAGTTTTGTGGGTGCGGCTTTTGAATTTCCTGCTTGTGATTTTGTCAGTCCATACGAAAGATAATCTGGAGCCGTATCAGTAAAATCAGCTGGTTTTACAGGCGCAAGTGGTGCTGTAGGTGCTACAGGTTCGCTTTCTTTAAAGTTTGGTGGTACTGCCATCGACGCAGAAGTTACCCCGTATTGCTTCATTAATTTTGATAATTCGCTTGCCATGTCTGTTCCTTATTGTGTAGCTAATTTGTACGCACCAGCACCAGTACCGGCAACAGTGGCTAATTGCATTAGAGGTGATGCATTATACGTTCCACCCACCGTCGTTTGACTTCCAGTTTGACTTGTAGGCGTAATTGGAGCCAACCCACGAACTTGCGTACTAAGCCAATCCATTTGTTGTTTTGGATAATTAAGTGCCGTATTGTATTGGGTTTGCGCAGCATTAAGCTGTGACTGCATTTGACCTTGTTGCGCTTGACCAGCCGCTTCAAGTGCCGCAGTATCAGCCGTTTGCATTTGTTGTTGTTTGCCTAGTAATGTTGCATAATCATTTAAAGCACCTTGTTGACGACTTAAATCTTGCGCCTCTGCGGTTTGCATATTTTGCGCAGCACCCAATCCAAATTGCTGTTGTTGCTGACCAGCCGCTGCCTGTTGATTAGCAATCGTTGCTAAGTTTTGCTGTTCTGCTGCGGTTAGCTGGCCTTGTGCTTGACCAAGATTGATGTAATTTTGTTGCTCTGCACTAGCTAATTGACCTTGCGTTTGACCGATATTTTGATAGGCTTGTGCTTGCGTTGCTGCTAATTGACCAGCGGTTTGTGCAAGTTGCCCTTGTCGCGTTAAATCTGCTTGATTTGCACCCAATGCTTGTGTGTAACCTTGATTTGCTAACTGCGCTTGTTGTTGTTGCAAAGTTTGATTAGCATCCCGAACAGCGCGGCTACCAAATTCACCCATACGAGAACTGCCAAATTGACCGGCTTTTGTAAATGAGTCAGAAACTTGAGGTAAAATGTTTTCTCTCAAATTACGACCAGATTGTTGCGCCATTACATCCATAACATTAGTTTGATATGGATTCATGTATTTGTTTATATCGGTGTAAGCATTTGCTTTAGCTGATGTTAAATAAGGATTAGCTTTTGTTGTAATGTCAGCAGCAGACGTTCCCGAATTTTCCAATGAAGTCATAGCGTTTGCTGTAGGCGAATACCCTTCCGCATAAGTAAAATTAGTCGCTGCGTTAGTTAACGGACTAAGTCCAGCCGCAGAATCCCAATTGGTTTCTGCATTATTTAAATTGGTTTGAACACGACTTGAATCTAAATAATCTGCTTGGTTTAATCCTAAATTTGTTGCAGTTTCTGCTGTAGACAAATTAGACATTGTATTTTGAGTGTCTAACAGTGGCTGGCTATAGAAACCTTGATTATCTTGTACCTTTTGATATGCCTGTTGTTGCAAAGGCGAAAGCTCTGCAACCGTTGGCAATTCATACGCTTGATATGGCGTATTGGCAATATTTTGCGCCCATTGCACTTGGTTATAGATAGCATCCTGCATCCATTGAGGTGTTAAGTTTGTGCTTAACGTAGATCCTTGTTTTGAGGTTTGAGGTGTTCCCTCGAAAATACTTCCCATTACATTGCTCCTCTTAAATAGGCTAATGGTGACTTAGCGTTCGGACTAATTTTTCCTCTTGCTAACGCTTTACCTTTTTGTGCGCGAATTTCACGACGCATTTTGTCGAGCATTTGCGCTCCTGCTTTGTTTGATCCATCACCAAGCAACGCGACAGTTTCTGCGTCAATGACATACTCACCATCGGACAATTTTGCGTCAATTGTATCATCTCGACCAGATCCTGCGCCACGAGCAAATCTCGCTAATGGACCGCCCATCGCTTTTAAAGCCACGTTGTATTGACCAGAAGCAATGGTTGGCCATGATTGCGCCATGAACTCTGGTAGGCTCATGTTTCTAGCCGTTGCATTCTGTTGCATTTTATCCCAATCCCAAGCCACGTTTGGACGATTGAAATACTCTTGTTGTTGTTTAGATAATTGCCCAACCGAGTTTTGAACAGCAGCAGGTGCATCTGAAAACATAGATTTACCAAGTGTACCCAGTGCCAACGCACCACCGCCAATAAGTGCGGCTTTACCCCAATCAAAACCTTCTTTTTTAGCTTGATCAGTTGCTACTTGATCTGGACTTGTTCCTTGGTTATACACGCCATTAGCATTGTTAGTGTAATTTGTAGGACCAGTAGATCCACCAAGTGTATTAACACCGTTTCCTTGGTTTCCGCTAATTTGCGCATAACTTTCTGGAATAAGTGTGTTAGATCCTAAAACATTTGACGGACTTAAATTATCAAATCCGTATTGTGTGAACGGTGCAGTTACAGCCGTGTTTGTTTGATTTCCTGCAAACGTAGGTGTTCCAACCTGTCCTGGTGCTTGTGGAACTTGATTATCAGTAAAGCTACCATAACCACCGC